TCTGACGACACTAAAGAAGCAACAATGTCATTAACCTGTTCTTCTGTTAAAGATGTTGAATCAACAGTTATTGAATTGTTTGCATCATCATATGTTACTGTTGTGCTACCAGAACCACTAATTATTGTCCCAACTGCGTCTTGTGCTTTCTCATCAAAGTTTGTAAGGCTATCAGCGAGGTCAGCTTTGTCAACGACACCATCAGCATTGCTGTCAATGTCGTTTCCTTTATATGTTGATGTAACATTTGTGACATCAGTAGCCGAGGTAGCAGAATCAGCAAACTCAGCAGCGTCTACTTTGCCATCAGAATCGTTGTCAATATCATCCAATGCAGATTGAACATCGTCTTCAAGGCCTTTGACAGAGTTCCAAAGATAGTCAAGATGTTTTTCATTAACTTGATCTCCGCCACTGTAGAAAAAGCCAGTCGGGGGGGATTCTCCACTTTCTCCCCAATTTGGAAACCTGTCTGTAATGTCCCACGTCATTGTTTCGTGTAAGTAGTAGTGGTTTTAATTCCAGCTTCAGTTAATGCTGCTTTTGCTCTGTTATCTGGATCACCATTGATTCCAGTTGAAAGGTCAAGATGTTCAACTGGATTACGAACAGACGGTTCTTTATGTCCATACACGTCTACTGTTTTACTGTTGTCAAATAAATACACATCATGTTGTGTTTTGGTATCGGGTGAGTCATACACCCACGCACTTGTGATGTCTTGGCGTTCGTTATCAACAGTGCGATACTTCCACGTTGAAAGCATGTTGCGTTGGTATCCAGCGTCCCATAGTGCTTTCTCTACAGTACCAACATCTGTTTCAACAGTACAAATGTAATCGGCAAGGGGTTTCTCTCGTGTGAACTGAACTCCTATGAGTGGCATTAGAATGCGCTGTGCGCTTTTGTAAGCGATTTCTCGAAGTTTTGAGGCCCAATCATCGGCTGGTGATAGATGTCGTTCTGCGCGCCGCACAGACGTTGTAAGAGTTTTGAGTTTCATGCAATCGGGTCAGACTTTACCGTCCCACCAGTTTCAATGTTATCAGACGTGAGTCCTTTAGTTGCGTCATCTGTTTGACCATCTGACTTAACTTGAAATGTTCCACCAACAACAACATCAACTTTGTGTCCTGCTGGCGAGCCTTTTTGAAGAAGATTTGTAATTTCGCTATTTGTAAAACCTAAATCAGCATAAATACTTTCTTCTGCACCGACAACAACTGTTGCAGGTTCAGAAACGTATGGCGTATTAAAGTCAAGATTTTGTATGTTTGTAGTCAAAACTTCCGCACAAAATTCTGTAAATTCGTCAAAGGTGGTTCCGATGGTAGATGCGCGAAAAGTTGCTTTAATACGGGCACGATATTTGTCATCGTTTTCGTTTGATTTCCTTACCACGTTAACAAGTTTTCCAAACTTATCAAGATCGTTGCCAGTAGCAGAGTTAATATGTTGTCGATTATATATGTTTTCTATATCTTGGTCTGCTTTATCAAAAAGATTTGAGAATACTTCAAATAATTTTTTGTTGTTTGAACCTTTTGAAAATAGCAGCGGGTACTCCCACTGTTGTTCTGCTTCAGTTATATTTCTATTTTTGTCTTCAATAACACAACAATTTTTAGTCATTGTTCATCTCAATTACTTTTTCTGCAATTAGTTTCGCTTCTTGTTCTGTTAGTGAGTCTGTGTTGGGCTGTTGTGAAGACCCATTTTGGCCTTCTTCACGCCCGCCACCATTCTGTCCGACACGCGGGTTGCCTTGCATCTCACTGCTTTCATTGAGTACAGCTTTAGTACCCATCTGAGCCACATTGAGTGTCTCTAAGAAATTCTGTTCTTCTTCACTGAAGTCAGATTCCCAATTGATGTCGGCTTCTGCCCACTCTTCTTGGAGGATTGAACGAGCCTCTTGTGGGGTGAGGATAAAGTCATTAATTGCCATGCCAAGTGTTTGCATGACTCGACTAATCCGTTCGGCTTTGTCAAGTTCAGAGAGTTTGAACAGCGGCCCCCAATCAACTGCAAAGTTGAGATCATAGTCGTCACCAGTTCGAGAGTCAACGAGGCTGATTGCCTTTGACACAAAACGCCGCATGTCGGGGGCAATGTCCCGCTGTCGCATTCGTTCAACTTTATTGAAGTAGTTTTTGATGTCTGTTTCGGAACCACTAACAGTACCACTCTGTGTTCCAAACAGTACGCTTTTTGTCATCTCAACTGACGCACACACTTGCTCGAAAATGACATCAAAGTATTCTTCGGGCTGAAGCTGTCCGTCTGTTTGGAAATCTTCAATGTCGTAGCCAGACGGGGTAATCAATTCCGATTTCGCATTAAGATTAACCATATTGTCATTGGCGTTGTCCCAATCGTCTTCACCAGCGTCTTTGGGGAGTTTAACATGGTACATCTTGGCCGCATATCGGAAAATGGTCTGCATAATCGACCAGTTGCCTTTCTTCAGTCCCCGAAGTAGGTGGTAAATAGACACAAGGACGCTATCTCCTTCCCACCGACCTAACGAATCGTCGTCCAAGTCTCCATCCACTTCGTCGTTGACGGTGTGGTGGATAAAGCGATTGGCGTGGTGGAACTTTACTCGCTCAAGTGTTTTGGAACTGTCAACCCACTCTGGTGGCCCAATAAGGTATCCAAGCGGTTCTTTGTAGGTATCGGATTCGGGGTTGGTGTCCATCACAATACCAGTAGGCCGAATCTCGTAGTAGTTGTAGTCTAAGTCTTCAATCGGGTCGGCTTCGGCACCTGCTGGAATAGCTCCGTGGCTGGTTTTGTACCGTGCCATGTCATCCAGTGTGATGGTTTCCATTTTCTTAATTTCATCTACCATTACACTGTCTTTTTTGGGGTCTTCCCACACACCTTCCGAAGAGTCGTCAAGAACGAAAAAAGAAAGTGCAAAACCGTCTCGACGCGCCTTCTTTTTTGCACGTTTGTAGTGGTCTTCCCATCCAATGTTGTCTAACAGTTGGGTTGGATTGCGTTGCCCATCAGCAGTGACCTCGTAGCCGTTTTTGAACGAGTCTTTTACTGGTTTATTGACAATTGTTTTGCCGAGCGAGGTTCGGTAGAGCCACCGCAATTCATTGATGTGGGGGTCGCCCATCAACTGACGTGGGTTAATCTCGTCCGAGGAGTCGCCAGTTTGCGTCCCGACACCCGCTGTGCGCTGCTCTGAAAGTTCAGAGTATGTGTTTGCCGACACCTCACTCAACTCAAATGAGGTTGTTGAATCAGAAGATTCAACCATCGAATGACTCTCTTGAGAGTCAGAGGTTGTTGAGTCGTTAGAAACGTCAACATCAAAGTTGTCTGTCATGTATGTTATCCTCTATTATGTGTTGCAATCTTTTTAAGCGTCCGTCGAGAACCGAACTTCTCCGCCGCTATCCACAAGTACACAAATGCTTGAAACGCATCATCGTTCCGATCAGCCATCACCTTTAGTTTTTTCTTCCCATCTGATGTTTCCTTACGGTCAGTGTAGGGTGCTGTCAGTTGGTCAATAACTTTCTGTTCAGTTCCTTCACGACCGTCAGAAAGGTCGGCTGTTGGAATATCAATGCGTCCAGATTTAAAGTCACTCACCATGTTTTCAATCATGTGGGTGCGGGCAACAGTGCAGTATGAAGAATCTTCAAATCCGCTGTCTGAAAACTTCGGTTCATCTTTGTCTTTAATATTTCCGTAAATAATGCCACAGACGTTATCGTACCCATCTGTGTTCCAGATGTTGTTACCTTCTTGTAAATCTTCACGCTGCTTTGCACCGTACCCCTCGTCTACGGCAATGCGGTCGGCCTCAAAGTCACGGATTTTCTCTTCAACTTTTTCAAGTTCGGCCTGCTTATTGAGGTCGGGGTCAACAAACTCAATGTCGCGGATGACAATTGTGTAATCATCATCCATCTCGATACGTTCGCCCACGACAATGACTGTATCTGAAGCACCTTCAGCACTACCGCCACCCCAATCCACGCCAACAACTACCGTGCTGTCTTCGTAGGTGCGTCGGTTCGCAAAGCCGTGTTCGGGGTCAAAGGCCTCTTCAACGTGTTCATCAGCCAGTAGGTCGTTTTCTGGCGTGTAGAACTCAGCAAGCACCTCGTTTTTGAACTTCTTTTCTGAATATTTCTGCCGTTTGAACTCAATCTTAGCGTCGTCGTGTAGTGGTGACGAATACTGGTCAATGTGCCAGCCCGTAACAGTGTAGCCTTCTATCTTGTTGATGGCTGATTGTTTGGTTTCAATCTCTGCTTCGAGGGCGGCTTGATCAACGTCATCATTTCCACGAAGGTCTTTCAGTTGTGCAACTTCGTGGCGAAGTTCCTCACGTTGTTCTTCAAGTTCGGTTGGAATAAACTCGTCTGCATCAGACTGCTCAACCCACGCAATTTCGTCATCATCCCACGTCTTTTGGTCTGACATCTTCCATAGGTCGTGGAAGAATGAGTTACCCATTTTTGGTGTTCCAATAACAATAATGGTGGGAAAGTACGGAACTTGCGGTACAGACTGATCAACTGCTTCGAGAAAGGTCGAAAACATTGATTCATCTACATCTTGGAACTCGTCAATGATACCAAGATGTCCGTGCAGGCCACGAAGTGCGTCACCATCTCCCCACGCAGATCGGGCCTTCACATCTGCTTCAACGTGGACTGTTTCTCCGTTGTCTTTTTCAAGTTGTCTCTCAAACTTTTGATGGCTGATGTTGTTCTTGCTACGGAGTTGTGCCATGCCACTGTTTTTGATGGCTCCTTTAAATCTGTCTATCACTTCACTGAACTGCTCTTGGCGTGGTGCAGTAATATCAGCCTCAATCATCGGAAACTGACTAACCGACCAATCCGCGGCAGCAACAGCAGTCGTCGTCTTGAGACAGCCACGGGCAAAGTTAAGGATTACAATGTCGCCCCAATTTTCTGGAACAAGTGGGCCATCGTCGTCAGCAAGATAATGAAGGTACTCATCGCCATCATCGCCGTAAAAGTCGTACTCACGAGTGGGGTCATTCGGGTGTGTCCATGCGTTACGCATGTATAGCCGAATGTCGTGTGGCAATCGACGCTTCAACTCCGATGGTGCGTTGTCCCAAAGTCCCATATGTTACTCTACTTCAATTTCAGCGGCTTCTTCTGAGTCAAGATACTCGGAAAACTCACCAGCGACCTCTGAGGAGTCCTCAGCGGCGTCAGATTCCATTTCTTTTGGTTCCACGTCCAATGTGTAGTCATTGCGTTGGAACGTCACAATGCCGCCGTCATCGTCGTCTAACGTAACGCCACCATTTTTGAGGTGTTCTTTGATGTCCTTAGCAACTCGTGACAGTGGAAGATGAAGGTGGTGTTCATCAGCACCATACAACGTGTCAGTAATTTGACCTTCCATCCCTTCAGAGGCTTCGAGCGTTTTCTTTTCCATACCTTCAGTGAAAATAGCCTCTTGCATATTTTGCTGCATTACCTCTTTGAGTGCAGCAGTCCAAAGCTCGTTTGCTTGGACAGACAATGAATCGTTTTGTGGGATTGGTAGTTGAACACCAATCTCACTCTGTTCAATGAGGTCAGATTCGTCAGTCTCAATAATTCGTTGCTCAGTAGTGAGGTCAAACTCGTGGTCAGACATCTCGAATAGACCACCAACCATCTCTACTGCAAAGAGGAACTTTGCTGGATCAAGTTTCTCAGCGAAGTTGATGTAATTCGTTGCGAAGTAGCCATGTTTGAAAAGTTCGTGTGCTTGTTCCATAAGTTGTTCAGCGCATTTGTGGTGTCTACAGTAATCAGAACCGTCGTCAACAAACGTTTCTTCAGGCATCATTGTGCAGTAACGAACCTGCCCATATCGTTCCATGTGGTATTTGACAGGCCACCCACATCTGTCTTCTACAGGTTCGTCACTGCCCCGCATTGGTTCAACTTGGAACTCTCCGTGCGGGCCAGTTCCATAGATTTTGCCATCGCTCTCAAAAAGTGTCACATCATCTGGAATAGAATCAGCGACTTGCTCTCGCAGTTCTTCTTGTGTTTTATCAGACATATGAATGTAACGTAAAAACGGGTGTGCAGAGGCGGAGCATCGTCGGCTGCTTCCCACACAACTGACGAAGCGAAGCAGCGTTCGCTGTGGAACTACTGCTTCGTATCGTTAGTAGTCGCTTGTTTCGCCTAAAAAAATACTATGGCATTCTATCACGAGTTAGTTCTCGAAGGCGGCGCATAGTATCTTTGTCTGGCTTACCGTCGTCGTGTGTGATCTCCACGTCGGCCATCAAGTTTTCAAACCCGTCTTCGTCCTCAATAAACCGACCTTGTTCTCTGGCCACGACGTTGATGACTGCAAGGATAATTTTTTCGCTTGAATACGGGCCGTAACTACGGAGGTTTAACACGTCAATAACGAGATATTTAATCCGCTCTTTCTGTGAAGCTGCCATATCCAACTGTGATGCAAACGAATCAATCCAGCGGCGTTGGTCTTCTATGCGGTTCTGTGCGCTTCTGTCTTTGTATTTCGATGAGTTTTGATGCTCACCCTCTTGAAGACGAAGAATCCGCTTGAGGTCTTTCTTACGCCGTTGAGAGACATCTAAATCATCAACGTCCGAGGCGTAGTAGGTTGTGTGCGTTCCAGCACGTTTGTCCTTACTCGACCATTCAGATGTAACCATTTCATCACCCATACTGTTGCGACTGCCAGCACCTTTTCCTCTGTAGAGCTTTTCTTCTTCTACCATCGGTGTGAATGTTACTATGCACCACAGTTATTTAAATGTTTGGACACATCATTGCGGAGGGGCATACTCGATTTCGTATCGCACCACCCCCGCTCCCCGTTTTTAGGGATACACAACACCCCAACCCACCAACACATCACATAACAAACACATCCCAACAGTTAAGTGTTAATAACTACTAATTATATGTATGTCGCTTGCAGAAAGTCGGTTTTGGCAGCGGCGTGAAAAGTACCACGACTTTGTTGAGAATTACGAGCGTAACATTTCTGTGACGCATCCCGATTTTGTATCGTGTAATATACTTCGAAATACACAGTGTAACTACTGTGCCAGAGCAGTGGTCAACTACGATGAACCAACGTGGCCATAACAGTTAAGTACGTACAGCATCTATACTATAGTAGAAGGGGATATGTTGTGTGGGCTGAAATACTAACGGAAGATGTTGGAGTTACGCACGTTAACGGACACCACGTTGTTTTCGGGCTGTCAGACAACGTTGAAGAGTATCAAGTGCGTGCTGCAAAAGAGGGACTTGAGTTGCGTAAAGTGTTTGAGTTCAATAAAGAACAATTGAATGATGTTAGAGAAGAGATTGAAAAACAACAGCGTATGATGGATGTTCTCAAAGACGCTGGATATGACGAGTCACTAATGTATGAGCCAACGTATTCGACTTGGTAACGTTTACAACCACGACGAGTATTGTGAAGTGTTAACAGTTAACAGAGACGAGTTGAACAACATTTGGTTCAGAAAAATAACTGGTCGTGACAATGCTGGCGTGGTTTCAACATCGTCGGAAATATATGACGAACCATACAAAAAGTTCTTGGGTTCTGTTACGATGTTGGACTATCCAGACGATTGGGAGTCCAAACGAGAAGCGATTAAAAAGCGGGACGACTACCAATGTCGGAGTTGTTGTGCCGATGACAGACAGTTACACGTTCACCACATCGTTCCGCTTGGAGCAGGCGGCTCGAACGCAAAGAGCAATCTCATAACGCTCTGTGAGGACTGTCATGGAATTGTTCACAGCGGAGTAACGTGAACCCACAAGGCTGTCCACAATGCGATTGTGAGTTAATTAAGCGGCACTGTAAGTTAGTGTGTCCTCAACACGGAGTTGTGTATGATTGCTCAGACCCGTTCCGTTAGTGGGGTTATGTAGGTTAGTTGACATCACGTTGTTGCGAGTTTGCGAATACTTTTAACAACGTATCGTGTTTTTGCAACTACGTATCATAAATATTACTCATAGGGTTTTGTAAACAAATTAACACGTTGTTTCATTTTGGAAAACTATCGTACCACTGTAATTATTTTCTTGACGAATATGAGAATACACGTTAGTTGTTTGACAACTACGTGAAATAACTATCACTTTTTTTAAACACTCCTAATAGAAATTCTGGCCTTAAAATTGGGTCAAAACTGTCTCACAAAAATAATAATTTTTATTGTGGTGGTGGGGTCGACGCATATATACTATTATTTTTAAACACAGAGCAGGTGTTTATGCACCCCTATACCCTGTAACAAAATTGACCAACCAACCTAATTACGACGGGGAGGTGTCAGATATTATAAAACTCACATACCAAATCAATCAGCCACTGAGGAGACTTTACCGCTTTTTGTACAAATCTTTCATCTTCAAAGCCACCATAGTAAGAAACCGCCGCCCTTTGTCCCACTATTTCTGTAAATAGTAAACTACGTGCTTCTTTTGGGTAGTGGTCTTTAACGTGAGACCACTTTTGTAGTTCACCACGCATCGAAAAATTACAATCAGCTGAAAGATGTCCCCAGTAGTCATGAACAGCGCGGCCTTTGATATTTTGCTGTTTTGACATGAATTTTGGATCGGAGCCACCATTGAAAACCCTTAGTTTACCTTCATTTTCAACGGTCTCTTTCATGTCAATGTATGAATCATATGGGTCATCACTCTGAAAGACCACTTCAATGGGAATTAGGTCGAACCATGCTTCATTGATCGTAGCTATCTGTTCGTAGGTGCCCGATATGTCGTCGCTACGTTGTTCTTGTTGTCGATCATACCACTTGCCAACTATTCGCTTAATATCGCTGTTAGTCCATGTCATTGTTGGGTTACCGTTGTTACCGTTGTTAGCAGTACTTACACGCATAGTCTTACTATGTACTGGCGTGTGGTTTCCAGCCGTCTTACATGGCTTTGATGTCATTACATGCTTTACTTCGGGCACCACCTACATAAGTGTTTATACTTAGATGCTATGTAATGAACTAT